CTAGAGCTGCAGCAACATCACCTTCTGGCTCGTCGTCAAGTGCTAGCTCGTCCTCGGGCTCGTCATCCATAGCTGGCTCGTCCATAGCTGGCTCGTCCATAGCTGGCTCATCTTCGCCTTCAGCTTCGTATACGCCGCCCATACCTTCAGGGTACGTCATTTCATCTGCTTCTTCTTGCTCGTCGTAATAGCCAGCTTCGTTTATTTTCTCAACAAAGCCGTTGCTCAAAGCGCCGATGTTAGCAAACTTCATCATTTTTCTGATTTCTGATTCTTGTAAGAGGTTCTTGTTACTCATAGTTTTTTTCTCCTGAGACGCATCTATGGATACATTCTAAATAGAGTCCTTATCAAAGAAAAGACCTATTTTTTTTATGGACTTGTCTTGTATTTGCTTCACTCTAACAAAGCTTATCCCTAGCCTGTCTGCTATCTCTCTTAGAGTCATAGCGCCATTTCGCTCGACAGCGCGCAAGCAACAATTTAAATCTTGTTCGTAGGAGACCCAATACCGACATTCTTTAATTGGACAAGACACTTGCAATTCTTTGCACTTTTTTAAACATTCTTTCATAGACCGGTCTCCACTTCTATTGCGTCAAATATATTTTCTATCTCGTTGTCGTTCAAAGAAAATTTGTTTAAATTTTCTTCAATTTTAGATTTTATAGAATTTGTTTTGCTGATTTTTTGAGAGCCTTGTAACTGGTTCTGCTCTTTATAATTTTTAATAAATTTATATATGTGCTCATCATTCTCGATGTAGCCAGATATCATCATTCTAAAAAACTGCGACTGAGATAGGCCATCGAAGTCACATCTGATTTTTAACCTAGTTTGTCTGTCAGGCGAGTCGTAAAACATAATTTTCTTTCTATCTTTAGCCGATGGAACAGTTGGGTCTTTCACTATCCCCTCCACAAGATATGCGTATTGCTTTCTAATTGCGCGGCGCTTGATTGTAAGATGAAATGTGCTCTACTTTGAAGTTCTTTAATACTTCGTGCGCCTGTATAAGACAAGCCACTACGAAGACCACCGTCGATATCTTTAAGGATATCTTTAACGGACCCTTTATAAGGAACCATAGCTGCGACACCCTCTGGAGTTGAGCTTTTACCGCGCCAATCTCGCTGGGCTTCCTTTGAGGCCATCCCTCGGTATTCTTTGTATTTCTCGCCTTTTGCACCCACTAGAACCTCGCCGGGTGTCTCATCAGTGCCTGAAAGCATGGAGCCAACCATTACAAAATCTGCGCCGGCAGCCAAAGCTTTTACCATATCACCCGTTGTTTTTATACCGCCATCGGCAATAATTTTAGTGTCATAACTAGTCTTAGAACATTCTAAAATACTTTGGAATGTTGGTATGCCATGGCCGGTGACAATCCTGGTAGAACAGATAGAGCCGCCGCCGATGCCGACGCGGATTGAATCCGCGCCCCATTCAGAAAGCGCTTCGAACGCCTCTAAAGTCGCGACGTTGCCGGCCATCAGGTGCACCGTATCCGCAAACTTGTCTTTAAGGCTTTTTAAGCACCTCTCCATCATTACGTGGTGACCGTGAGCAACATCAATACACAATATGTTTGCTCCTGCTTCGACGAGCGCCTCTGCCCGCTTAGAATAATCTCCAGACATGCCAATTGCAGCTGCGATTTTTTTTTGCTGACTAACATCTCTTATGTAGGAAATCATTTCCGCTTGCTCGATAGCTGTGTTGTAGCGATGAAGCACTGCGAGCGCGCTGTGCTTGTTCATCTCAATAGCCATAGGTGCACCAGAAATAGTGTCCATCGGAGAAGCAATAACTGGTAGTCTAAAGTTATTTTCTCCGAGCTTGGAAGTGATGTTGACCTCCGCTCTAGATTTAATATTGCTTTGTTTTGGCACTAAGAGCACGTCATCAAAAGAATATGTTTGTTTCATAATAATCTCCTTTAAAATCCATTCGGTATGTAAGTATCGTTCGTAGCACAGCCTCTTACTTCTGAGGGCACACACAGGCTGTTCGTCTTGGTTGTGCTGTCATCAGTGCTCCCTAGGGCGCCGTCGCCTCTGTTAGAGAGAGAAATTTCGTCCCTGTACAGATCCGCGTCTTGCAATTGTACCGGCCTGAAATGCACTACAGGCACCAACACCAGCTGTGCTATCTTGTCCTCAGCCGCAACATATTGTGTCTCATCACCAATATTGTGGAGGTCGATAAAAATCTCGCCATCGTACCCACTGTCAACAATGTGTGCACCAACGATCAAAGATTTTTTTGCTCCGATGCTGGACCTATTGCAAACCTGCAGCATGTAGCCGTGTGGAACACCAATGCTCAAGCCAGTTGGCATTAGCATGTTCTGCCCGGGCTTCAGCGACGCAGAGCTAACTTTTGGGTCTGCAGGGCAATAAAAAACGTCTAAGCCTGCATCACTCGGGTTTGCCCTCATCGGCTTCTTTGCCCCCGCTCTCATTTTGTACTCTAAAATCATCATTAAACTCCTTAATAATTTTATTTGCTCTACCCCAACAATCAGGGCAGTAAAGTCTTACAATCTCTTCCTTCTCCCTAACAACAACTTTCCACGTCATTGCATGCTCCTTAGACTTCTTGTCATAAGGCTCGCTGCAAGCTGAGCACTCTGTGCCCAGTTTATCAAACATCATCAGCTGCTGCTTCATAACTTTCTCAAACTCTTTCTTCTCGCGCTTTGCTTTGTTGCGCGATATCTTTCTTTTTATACTTCCCATAATTAACCTAATAGTTTAAATGTGTGCCTAATCGATCTGGTGCTGAAACCCCAATCCTCGCTGTGATCCAGCTTTGCTGCGTAAGGCCTGTTAATGTGAATCTGATCGTCATCTTTGATTCCCCAGCACTTAATCGCCGTCGTCGTCGAAGTATTATCAATAACTTTTACAATCCAATATAATTTGTCATTCTTAGTTCGCTTTGCAATAACCTCTCTTGGGATGAACCAAGCTACCCCTAGTGATTTATCCCAATTACCTAGGGCCGGCACACAGTATTTGTCAATAGACTCTCTTATTTGCTTAGTCAAGACCAAATCAAATGGAAACATGCCCGTCAAGTCGGACACATATCCAATTTTTTCCTCCCGGGAGAAGTCCTCTTCCGGTGAATACAACTTTATATTCTCAAGAAGCTTCTTTTCGTTTTTAGGCTTATCTTGTACACATGACATCCAGAAGTGCTTGCAGCCCGTAAAACGCTCATCTACTAAACAATCTAGGGCGCCTGACCGGCACAAGACATCTAGTGCCTTCTTGTTAAGTTTTGCGTGGACAATATCTTCATTAAAGAGGATATCTTCGATTTTTTCAAACGGCCTATTGTTTAGGATTTGGTCGATTGCTTTGTCGCCCAAGCCCTTAATAGAGCTAAATGGTTGAATGAGCGTCAGGCCATCGTCACCAAGTTCCCATTGTCTAGTTGAAGTATTAATATTGATGCTCTCAATATAGAAGCCCATTTTCTGTGCTAAAGAAATAGCTGCCTCTTTTCTTGATTCAGGCTCCTTGTCTAAGAAAGCAGCCATCCAGCACTCAGGAAAATAGTTTAAGAGCCAAGCACACTGGTATGATAGGATAGAATAAGAAACAGCATGAGACTTATTAAAGCCATATCCAGAAAAGTATTCAAACTTTTGCCAAAGCTCTTCGGCATCTTTTTTAGCCATCTGCTTGTCGATGCAGCCTCTAATGAATCTCTCTTGTATGTCAATCTTTTGTTCATTGCCTTTACCTGTCCCTTTCTTTGTTAGAAGCTTGCGGAGCTTGTTGCCTTCTTCAATTGAGATGTTGCTGCCTAGCTTATGAGCCAGTAACGCAATCTGCTCCTGAAAAATAAGAAACCCGGAGGTCTCTTCTGTTACTTCTTTAATGATATCATTGTAGTAGTAGACATCGTTGCTCTTCTTGGCTTTTACATACAGCTTGTCGACACCTGCGCTCAGCGGGCCGGGACGGTAAATAGATGTGATTGCAGAAATGTCAATAATATCATTTGGTTTTGAGCGCATACTAAGGCGCTGGGCGCCTTTGTTGGTGAACTGAAACACCCCAGCAAACTTACCCTTGTGAAAGATATTCTTGTAAACTTTAGAGTCGTTAAGGTCCATCACATCCGGATGCAATTTCTCATCATAGTACTTTTTGATATCTGCAAATGTTGGGTTGGCTATGCCATGGTGCCGGCGCAGCACGTGGCCAACAGCTGACTGAATCATCTCTAGTGTAGAGAGCCCTAGAATATCAAACTTGATATGCCCTAGCGGCTCAAGGTGTCTTACGTTCTGGCCCTCAGACCAAGGCGTCTGTACTACGCCGCCAGAACAAATAAGTGGCATATGCCTATCTAGATCTTCTCCAATCACAACGCCGCCGGCGTGTCGGCTAGTAGAACGAACTTGCCCAACCAAAGCCTCAACGTGGGTTCTAATGTTTGGATATTTATCCATAAAGTTGATGAGAGACTCGGAGTACCTCATCACCTCTTCAAAGTTCGGAGTGTACATGCCAGCGCGTATTCCGTGGTCAGCCTTAGCTTTTGGTGTTGCTTCTCTAACCATTCTGCTTGTTACAGTGTTGACCTCGGTGTAAGGCACACCGTATAGCTTGCTAATATCTTTAATTAAAGAGCGCAGCTGCAGCGTGTTAAAGTTAGAGATCGGTACGACTGTTGTCTCTCCCCACTCCTCTGCTAGAATCTCCTTAAGGCCAAATGCATCGCTGACATCGTAGTCAATGTCAGGATAGTCAGTAGCGTCTGATCGTAGGAAGCGACTGAACAGCAGGCCGTACTTAATTGGATCTACTTGTGTAATTCCTAGCACATAAGCGACCAG